CCAGGTCATGGCTTGTGGGTGAGTGTCTCTCAGAGGAGGAGTAGCTGGTGTTGGTTTCCTTCCTTTGTCGCGATTGGTTGATGGAGGAGGAGGGGTGTCTGGCACTGTGACAGACAACCCTTGAGCTTGTGAACTCCACCCCAGAAGGCCTCCATGGGGTGGCACTAGTCCTGGACCAAAGGCCCCCACTGCCGTGTCGTGGGCTTGTGGCCAAGGGTCCTTGTTTGGATTTTTGTCCCAATCTGCTGAGCCTGCATTGGCCTTGAACAGGGGGTCCAGCTGATGACTGGGAAAGAATCCCAGCGGGTTGAACGTGGACTGGTTCAGTCCCATGCTGTAGCTTATGTTCCCAAGTGTATGGTGTCCCAAAGAATGAGGCACTGTGAGTTGTTTCTCTTTTATATAAGACTCCCGCCTCCCAAAGGGTATGTAAATAATGCTGAACTTGGTAATAATGATTAACTACATCATTAGGATAATGAGGTTTAATCCCTTTCTCCAGTGGGAAATATTTGGTAGCCTTTGGATAAAATCTAGCTGGTAAAACCAATTTGAGTTTCCTTTTTTCATTGTTAGTTAGAGGGCCAAAATATGAATTTATAAAAGGAATTAAATTTTCCTTAAGGTGAATCAAAGGAAATTGGGGAGTTTTCCATTGTGGATTGAATGTGAGAGTGGAAACAGAATACAAACCCAAAAATGGCCCCACCTTATGAGTCCAAGGTATACTAACAGGAAGATGCTGGAGATTGAGACCTTCTGCGACGCGGCGATTGAGATCTTCGTCTGCGAGGCGAGGGAGTGCGTCTTCCAGAGGGTCTCCTTCGTCTAACAACAGTAGTTTCCGGAAGTGTTGATAAGATAGGGGCATTGGGTGGTCTATATGCAGGAGGTGTGCGTATCCACACCCCAAAAGAAACCAGATATTCCAAAACAGTTTCCCTACCAAAAGTGAGACAGGAAATATGGAACCAAAGGAGTTGTCTCACCTTCAGTCCCATGTTGTCATTGACATAGCTAACCACTAATTCTCTAGCAGCAGGATCCTCCAAATTAGTTCCCACCCAAGAAGCTAAGGACATTAATTCTCCCCAGCACAGTACCGTCTGCCTCAAGGCAGTATGGTGCGGTGAACAGTGGTCGGAAGACTCCAGGGCTTCTCTATACAGAGCAGAAGCTGTGTCCAGCAAATCCCGTACGGAAGGAAAGAAGTCAGCAGGCAAAAAAGACAATAACTCAACAGTAGCGCCAAATTCTTTATAAGGATCAATGTCCATGCCCAAAAGCCACCCAAGGCACAGCTTGGAGGCTTGAACAGTAGGACATGAACATAAGATGATCAGGCAGAGGTGAAAAAGATGCATGGTGAGGCAGTTCCCACCAATTTATGCCTACAGCCTCCTAATACAAAGACCTTTAACCTAGGCTCCTCCCCTTGTTCTTCCCACTGTTCAAACAAACAGTCTTTGATGTATTGCTCCATCACGGTAGGTGGTGCAGTGCGGAGTCCAAGGGTCTTCTTACGCAGGCAGGTGACAGAGTTCATGGGGGTCTCCATGCATCTCCAGGTTGCAGAGGTGAAGCGAAGAGCACACGGCCCGGCCGATGAAAAGGCACAGGAGGGGAGACCGCGTAGAGAGAGGTGCGCCCCGTGGAAGGCTGGAACAGCAGCCGCGGCAGCGGTTTCAGCAGGCCGAGACAACCCCGAGAAGGGTCGTCCGCTGGGTTCAGCTTGGAGGGGACGTAAACAAAGCACGTCCCTCTCAGGATCCAGGTAGCAGCACAGCCTAGCAGCCATGGGAAGTGTGTATACTTCCGAGACAGCACAACAGCGTTGTCAGTGCCGATGAGTTTTGCCCCTGACCAGCAGCGAGCAAAACAGGCTGCAAGGAGTTCCGCAGTATGGATAGGCAGCGGGGACAAAAATGTACCACGCATGCGCTGATTGCCACATACCAAGCCCCAGCCAGTGGGGGTTGCGTCAGCAAACACTTGGCAGTGCCCAGCTCGTTGCCTAGCAACGGGGTAAAGGTGCATGTATTGATCTTTCAAAAAGGTCTTGTACACAAGAGAGAAAGTAAAGGCCTGATGTTTTTGGATGCATGTATATATAGGCATTAAAGCAGCGTATCCACATTGTGTAAAGGGAGCAACAAAGCCCAATAAACCAACAATTCTCTGACAGACTTTCCAATCAATAGGTCGATTACATGGTAATTTCTGGAAGCACAAAGCAATCTTATCTCTAATATGTTGTTGGGGAAGAGAACCATACCCTCCAATGACATATCCCATAAAATTTAAGGCTCTTCCCCATCTTTTGGTCTTTTCAGGGTTCAAATGTATGCCCAAAGCCAAAAGAAAAGTGGTAACAGAGGCAAGAAGGGACTCAAGATGCTGAACAGACTTGGCCCCCAGAACCACATCATCCATATAACTAAAAGCCATACAGTGGGGGAAAGCCCTGCGAACCACTGAACAAATGGCAGAAGTGAATTGAGCCAGGAGAAACGGGCTAAGGCCCAGTCCCATAGGAACTTTGCGAAAGCCCATGATGAGGGGATGGGAATACAAGTGCAGTTTCCGTCCGTAGGTTTGGTACAGCAACATGAGGGATACGAAGAGATGCCTGGAACAATTGGCGTGCAGGTCCTGCAGGGTCCCGTTGTTGTTGTTGTTCCTGTAACTGTTGGTAGAAGAGGACACACGGGCAACATACCTTGGTAGTCCAGGAGAACCAACAAGAAGATGAGGCATAGAAGCAGGATGAAGAGGAAGATGATAGAACGCCGCAGACACATCCAGCGATACCCAGGACAAGTCGGTGGACAGCAGGTTGGTGAGTGACTGGAGGTTGGGGACTGCGAATTTAGGCCAGGACACGCTGGTGTTCCCCCTAGAAAATTGAGAGAAGTCCACAACGAGTCTAGACTCTGTGGCATTGTGAGGATTTTTGTCAACAAGAAAAACACCGCCTGTAATGCGAGAAGGGGTCCTAGGAATCCTGATGAAGTGATGTCCATGGTGCTGACAGGGACCCCAGTCGTCGAGAAGCTTGACGATGTGGTGGAGGCAGTGGTCGGAACAGGGTTGACAATGCTTGAAGTTGAGCCACCAGCAGGAAAGTAGAGGCCTCTGACCTTTGGATTCTGAAGATAACTCTGGAAGGAGGACGTGTT